GTAAAGTTCGTGATTTAATTGACGGCGAAGAATACCACGAACTCTTTCCAGAAACAGAACTAAAAGCAGATAGCCGTTCTGCAGGTAAATGGTTAACCAATAAAGGCGGAGAATATTACGCGTCAGGTATCGGGGGTGCGTTAGCAGGAAGGGGAGCGGATTTGTTTATTATTGATGATCCCCATTCTGAACAAGACGCTATGTCAGATAAAGCGTTAGAAGAAGCATACGAATGGTTTATGGGAGGTCCACGACAAAGGTTACAACCTGGAGGGGCAATCGTTATTGTAATGACCCGTTGGAATAAAAAAGACCTGACAGGACGTTTATTGAAGAAGATGGCACAAGATCCAGGAGCAGACCAATGGGAACTAATTGAGTTTCCTGCTATTTTACCTAGCGGTGCTCCACTTTGGAATAATTATTGGAAGTTAGAAGAACTAGAAAGTATTAAAGCTTCTGTTAGTCCAGGAAAATGGGCGGCTCAGTATATGCAAAGACCTACAGGTGAAGGTATTTCGATTATACCTAAAGACTGGTTTATGATCTGGGACGAAGAAAAGCCACCTAAATGCGATTACTTAATTCAAAGTTTTGATACAGCGTTTCTAAAAAGCGAAAGAGCTGACTTTACCGCGATTACTACTTGGGGTGTGTTTTATCCTGAAGGTAAAATAGGAGAAGAACATTACCACGGAGACGAAGCTCATCTAATATTAATAGATTGTGTTAAAGAACGTTTTGATTTCCCTGAACTAAAAGCCGAAGCTTTACGTTTGTATGAGTATTGGCAACCCGATACAATGATTATTGAAGCGAAAGCTAGTGGTATACCGTTAGTGCAAGAATTACGTAGAGTAGGTATACCTGTAAATACTTTTTCTCCTGGAAAAGGACAAGATAAAATTGCACGATTGAATTCTGTTTCACCTATTTTTCAAGATAGAAGGGTTTGGGTACCCGACAATCGTTGGGGCGAAGAACTTATGGATGAAGTTTCTGATTTCCCTAACGGAGAGAACGATGACTTAGTTGATGCGACTACTTTAGCCTTAGCTAGGTTTAGGGAAGGTGGGTTTTTAACTCTTAGCAGCGACTATTTTGAAGAAGAGGAACCGTTTCATGGCGAAAGGGTTTATTATTAAGGAAAATCATACTATGATGTATTACCATGGCTATTGAAAAACAACCTTTATCTATGCCTTCTAACTCTCAGGGACCTGTTGAGTTAGAGATAGTACAGCAACCCGAAGAAGAAACTGATCTTTTTGTTCAGCCTGACGGTTCAATTATTCGCGGCAGCGATATGGAAGAAGAAACACCTTCTAAGTTTGGAGAAAACTTAGCGGACGTTTTAGATGAACGTGAATTAAACACTATCGCTTCTGAATTAGTTTCATCTTACGAAGAAGATTTAGAATCTAGAGAAGATTGGTTTAGAACATACAGCGAAGGTTTAGATTTACTAGGTATAAATTCTAGTACTAGATCACAACCCTTTGTTGGAGCTTCAGGAGTTCATCATCCAATCCTCGCAGAAGCCGTAACTCAGTTCCAAGCACAAGCATACAAAGAAATGTTACCCGCAGGTGGACCTGTTGATACCGAAGTTTTAGGAATTACCGATAACGCTAAGTTAGAAAAAGCAAATCGTGTTAAAAATTTCATGAATTACCAAATTACTTACAAAATGGAAGAATATGATCCAGAAATGGACCAATTACTGTTTTATCTTCCGTTATCGGGTTCCGCATTTAAGAAAATTTACTACGATCCTGCGTTAGGACGTGCTGTTGCACGTTTTGTTAAGTCAGAACACCTTGTTGTGCCGTATTACGCCGTTGATTTACTTACCAGTCCTCGAATTACACACGTAATTCATATGAACGAGAACGAATTACGTAAATTACAGATTTCAGGGTTCTATAAAGACACCGATATGATGTCTCCTTCTAATAGTTCGTCTACAACAGACATAGACGACAAAATTGAAGAGCTTCAAGGCATAACTAGAACAATTAGCGACGAAGAATTCACTCTTTTAGAGATGCACGTCAATTTAGACCTCGAAGGGTACGAAGATATTGACGCTAACGGTGAAGAAACAGGGTTAGCCCTACCTTACATCGTTACAATCTGTAAAGACAACAATAAAGTTTTAGCTATTAGACCTAACTACAGTGAAAATGACCCAATGCGTAAAAAGATTGAATATTTTACTCATTATAAGTTTCTTCCAGGATTAGGTTTCTATGGATTCGGTTTAATTCATATGATGGGGGGTTTAACTAAATCAGTTACCTCTATTTTACGTCAGTTGATTGATGCAGGGACACTTTCTAACTTACCTGCTGGTTTTAAATCAAGAGGATTAAATATTCAGCGTCATGATGACCCGTTACAACCTGGAGAGTGGCGTGATGTCGATGCTCCTGGAGGAAGACTTCAAGATGCGTTTTTACCTCTGCCATACAAAGAACCAAGTGCTACATTAGCTACTTTATTAGGAGCTTTAGTTGATTCAGGTAAAAGATTTGCAGCAACCGTAGAAGATCCAACAGGCGATGGTAATTCCGAAGCCCCCGTAGGAACAACCGTTGCACTAATGGAAAAAGGACAAAGAGTTATGTCCGCAATCCATAAAAGATTGCATTATGCACAAAGATGTGAGTTTAAAATCTTAAAAAGAGTATTTGGCGAGTTTTTACCTCCTGAATACCCTTATCAAGTCCAAGGGGCGTCTGAAAACGTCTTTAAGGAAGATTTCGATAGTTCTGTAGACGTTATACCCGTTTCTGACCCAAATATCTTTAGTATGACGCAAAGAATTACTTTAGCTCAAACACAGTTACAAATGGCACAAGCAGCACCACAATTACATGATTTACGTGAATCGTATCGTAAAATGTATTTAGCTTTAAATATAAAAGATATTGATGCATTACTTCCTCCCGAAAAAGAAGTACCGCCACGTGATCCTATTAGTGAACAACAAGCAGTTTTAACAGGCAACCCCGTTAAAGCGTATGAGTTTCAAAACCATGAAGCATATATAGCCGCTCATAGTGCTTTTTTACAAAACCCGATGGTTCAAAGAAATCCAGTAGCTACTCAAGCGATTGGTGCAAATATTCAAGAACATCAGGCGATGTTGTATAAATTACAAATAGAACAAGCAATGGGTCAGCAATTACCTCAAATAGAAGATGGGCAAATGCCTCCTGAAATGATGAACGAGATCGCGTTAATGGCACAAGCAGCAACGCAACAAGTTACAGGTCAAGCACAAGCGATGGCACAAGCCCAAGCGGCAGCACAACAAGACCCACAACGTCAAATGTTCGAACAACAACTACAACTCGAAAAAGAACAGTTGATGCAAAAAGAACAAGGTGATATGCGAAACGCAGAAATCACTATGAACAAAACACAATTAGACGCACAAATTAAACGCGAGAAAATAGAAGCTGATTTAAGAGTACACGATACTAAAGCTGCTATAGACTTACAAGAACTTGAGCTGAAAGCAAAAGCTGACGCTGATAAGAACTACACCGAACTAGTAAAAACAGTTAGGGAAAGTAGAAAACAAAACGGAGAAAAATAATGCGAGAGTATTACGACAATAGACACGGAGATTATCCGTCACCTTCTAAAAAGACTAATAAAGCTGCTCCTAGTGATCCTAAAATACAGGATACAACTAGAACAGAATCAGTTAAAGCAGGTGAATGCTTAGATAAGCCAGAAGAGGCTAAAGTCAAAGCAGCATATGGACAAACAAAAGGACTTCTTTGGTATCGTTCAATTAAGTAATTAATGGACTATATCATAGCAACGGAGCACTTGCTCCGTAAATACCGTGAGAGAAAAGAAGCTCTCATGCAAACATTGGCTTCTGGTAGTATTGAGAATTTTGAACAATACCAAAGGATAGTCGGTGAAATAGCAGGTTTGAGTTTCTCTGAACAAGAGATTCAAACCCTACATTCTAATATGGAGGATGCAAATGACTAATAAAGTCGAAAAGAAAGAAGTTCCAGATCGAGTTCTGAGAGAATTTGGCAGTGATGGTATTCCCGCTCATGTAGCGGAAGAAGAAACAATCACTCCTGATAACTTAGACGATCATGCAGATTCGTTACCACGTCCAACGGGGTATCGGATTTTAATATTGCCTTTCAGCCAGTCTTCAGTGACTAAGGGTGGAATTCATTTAGCTAAACAAACAGTTGATAAGGAAAGGTTAGCAACTGTTGTTGGGTACGTTGTAGAGACGGGACCAGATGCATATGGAGACATTAATAAGTTTCCAGATGGACCTTGGTGTAAGAAAGGTGATTGGGTTATTTTCGGTAGATATGCTGGAGCTCGTTTTCAAATAGAAGGTGGCGATATGCGTCTTTTAAATGACGATGAGATATTAGCGTTAATCGACGACCCAGAAGCAATTTTATCATAAAAAACTTGAGGAGGACTCATGCTAGAAGAAGAAAAAATAGAATTAGAATTACCCGAAGGGGAAGTTGATATACACGCGGCAGATGTAGATGATTCAATTAAAGACGAAGTAGTTGAAGAAACACAGCCTAACGTAAAAGCTGAATTAGATGAAGTATCTGATGCAGTACAAAAACGAATAGATAAGTTAACGTATAAGATGAGAGAAGCAGAAAGACAGCGAGATGAAGCTGTTAATTACGCTCAAAGCGTTAATACCACTGCTACTACTTTAAAAGAAAAGTTAAAGAATTCTGATTCTTCCCTTTTCAAAGAGTACGATAACAGGGTACAATCTGAAATTGAAGGAGCAAAGAGACTTTTAAAAGACGCACAAGAAGCAGGAGATAGTGATGCAGTTGTTGAAGCAACCACCGTTCTTTCTCGTGCTACTGCTGAAGCAGAAAACCTCAGAAGGTTATCGGCTCAGCAACAAGTCAGACAAAAGTCAGCACCTCAGGAAGTTCCTGTGGAGCCCTATCAACCGACTTTACAGCCACAACAAGCTGCAGGACCAGATCCTAAAGCTGAAAAATGGGCTGAAAAGAATACATGGTTTGGAGATGACCAAGCAATGACATTTGCAGCATTTGGAATACATAAAGAATTAGTAGAAGAAGGGGTAGACCCGACTTCAGATAATTACTATGTCCAAGTTGACAATCGTATGGCTGAAAATTTCCCACACAAGTTTTCTAACGAGCAATCTGCCCCCGTGCAACAGGTTGCTGCTTCTAGCCGAGGGGCTAGTGGTAAAAAAACATCACGCAAAATAAGGTTATCACCAAGTCAAGTAGCAATAGCTAAAAGACTGAATGTGCCGCTAGAAGAATATGCTAAGCATATCGAAGGAGTATAAAATGACAGAAGATAATAAAACAGACGTCACCACTGATCGTAACTCACGATCTGCAGAGACACGAGCCTCTCAAACTCGCAGAACCCCTTGGACCCCACCGTCTATGTTAGACGCACCCACACCTCCTCCTGGATATCAATTTAGGTGGATTCGTGAAGCTACTAGAGGAATCGATGATAAATCTAATATGTCTAAACGTATTAGAGAAGGATATGAACCTGTGAGAGCAGAAGATTATCCTGATTTCGAAGCCCCCACTATTGATAGTGGAAGTAACACTGGAGTAATCGGAGTCGGAGGATTAATTCTCGCTAAAGTACCAGTTGAAACCGCAGGTGAAAGAAATGCTTATTTTAAAGATCAAGCAGATTCTGCCATGAAAGGTGTTGACCAGAACTATATGCGAGAAAGCGACGCTAGAATGCCTATTAAAGATGGAGACATCCAACGGACTTCTAAAGTTGCCTTCGGTAGTAAAACTACCGATGCTAAGTAATTAATAATAACAATGTATATAAGCAAAGGAGAAAATAATGGCTAATACAGATAAACCAGATGG